ACTCTATATAAGTTTTATCGCTTATATAGAGTTCCATTGATTAATTATTGTCCGTTTGACACCGGACCATGTTTTTCTTTATTTTATTGTATATTAATATTTTTGATTTAGTGTAGTAAAATTCCGTTGTGGTTTTTATTACCCGCATCAGAAATTTACTTTAAATCCGTACAAGTTTTTATCCCCTTGTATGAAATAAAAGTGTTTTAGTGTCTTTTATGCACCCTTGTCTTGGGTTCGTGAGGCCCCATTACAAGTGAAGTAGCATACCTAGTTCAACGCTTTAATCTCGTTGTTCCGCGCTTTTTATACATGAAATGTATTTTATCTCGTTAATAGAGAACTATTTTTAGAAAGAGTTTGTTACACTCTAAATCGTCAACTTGGCGCAGTCTTATATTTTCTTCTGTCATAGAAAATGAACCCGTATTTGCTTCAATGGTAAATTTGCACTTGATTAAAATCAGGAGTGTATTACCCATATGAAGCTTACAGATTAAAATTCAATTAAAACAGAAATTGGATTGTAATGATTCGACTTGGCATTTATTTGCTCGGAGAAATCCCACCGACTTTACGTAATCCGTCCTTGATAAGTACACCTCGCAGAAGAGAGTAGTATTTTAGACGTAGATTTGTTTATTAGGAAGAATTGGTTTTCCGGATTATAATTTATACGACGTACTGTATGTCATAGGTCCCAATACCACATTAAATAATTTTGGTTTCAGCATGTCCTAGCATGTAGGGTGTGGTAACCCGTAATTTACCCAAAACAATGTTTAGTGTGTGAGGCATTTAGATTGAAAATTTCAATGTTTTAATTGTTTTCAGATTTGTTATTATTTTATTCGAATGAATACTGATATCAACCCTTTCTTTATTAACCATGTTAAGTTATTTTTTAGAAGAAACAATTACAAACACCACACAAGGGTTCTGGCTATTATTAACCATGATAGTTTCAGTTGTCGCCATTCAGGTAGGCATAAAGTTTGACGCAATGTTTTCCCAATCAGGGAAGGCTGCGCGGGTAGAAAAATTTGAATCGAAACGCAAAAATCATCGAAACGCTGAAAAGCGCAAGGCGATTGAGCGTAAGAGGAGATTCGATCATATTCGAGAATGTCAAAAACATTCAGAGAAAAAAGATCGTAAGGAGTCGAAGAAAATTCTTTATAATTCTCAATTGGGAGAAGAAGAAGAATTTTTCAATGATGTAAAAAATTTTCTTGGTAACGCGAAAACTTTTACAGCAGACGCATGGCAAAAAGTTAAGCCATTAATTAGCAATAATTTTAGTTTTGAGAAATATTATACTATTTTTGGATATATTAAAGCTTGCAAATTAACTTGTTTATTTTGCGATATCTTTGATATACTCATTTCATTAGAAATGATGGAAAATTTTGTTATTAAAATCGAAGGATGGGACATTTATGTTCCCAGAAAACGAAAAGGTAAAACTAAGATTACTGATTTATTTGAAGCGAGTTATTTGTTCGCGAGAGCATTTAAGAAAGCTTATTCAGAATTTCCGACAAGAGGTTTTGCAGCCTTTTACGGAGATGGTAAGAATGGTTTATTTGAAGAAGATTACACTTATGTAACTTCTCATAATGTACTTATAGATACAGGTGCGATTAATACCGAAGAGGATATTAAAAGTTTTGATCTTAAGTTACAGAGAGCCATTGATACTTGTAATTCAATGATAGGAGCTAATTCCGAAAGGAGTTATTATACTCCTAAATTGAGAGAGCTAAAAGTATTACAAGCTAAACGCATCGCGTCGCAAAAAGATTTTATTAGGATGAAACCGTATGGCATTTTATTGACCGGAGGTTCATCGGTTGGTAAATCTTCTATTGCAAATGCTTTAACTCGTTATGTTTTGAGTGTGAATGGTTTTCCATCATCAGCTAATTCAGTCGTTGTATTGAATGAAGCTGATAAATTTCAATCTGAGTTTCGTACTTATCATACAGGAGTGATCCTTGATGATTTGTGCAATAGCACAGTTGATACAACAGATGGAAATCCTTTACTTAAGGTTATTCAATTTATTAATAATTCACCACAATCAGCATTGAATCCTAATGCTGAAATGAAAGGAAACGTTATGATAGAACCAAGGGTAGTTTTGGCCACTACAAACGTTAAAGGATTGAATGCAGCACATTATTCTAATGAACCATTATCCATAGCTCGTAGATTTGATGTTACTATTACGCAGAAGGTTAAACCCAAATATCGTTTGTCAGATTCAGAAATGTTAGATACTGCTAAAGTCGCTGAAGATTTTAGTAATACTGCATTTCCGGATTTTGCGATGTTTACGGTCGAGAGACCTATATTGAGTTCAGGCAATATACGTCAAGGCATGGCCAAAAAGGCGCGTGTTACGTATACACCTGTTATTTTCGAAGGAAAAGAGTTAGTAGATGTAAATTTATACACTCTTATGTCTTATCTTAAATTTCACACAGGTAAGCATTTTGCTGAACAGAAAAGTTTTGTAAAGACACAACGAGAGAATGTCGATATAGAACTTGATGAGTTTGGATTTCCTGTTGGAATGGCTAGAGAAGAAGAATTTGATTCTCAGATGGCGACACTTGATGATTTTATCGATAAGTATGAAGCTTTAGAGGATTTAGCAATTCTTAAATTTAGTCATTTTGTTAAGTACATGTTAGGTGTACGAATGGTTAGGAATTATATTTATGGAATGTATGCACAATATTTTAATGTTGCATTCATGATAGTTATTTATGGAAGTGCTGTATCTCAAAATATGTCATTGAGAGGAGGATTATTAGTAATCGCCTCTTTATATATCTTGAGATATTGCTTTTACCGAGTTGCTTGTTATTATATTCTTTGGAGAATTAGAAGAATGACCAGGTTGAGTACCTGGTTTCGTAGGTGTTCATGGGTTGATAAGATAGGAATTCTTTCCTGTATTGGAGGTGTTGCTACTTTATCATTCTTTGGAACTTTAGTTACGTTTATGTCTGAAAAATTATCCACAGCTAAGTTACCGTCAGAGTCAGCAGATTGTATTCATTTAGAACCGAATGAGATTGTAAAGGATGCAAGCAAAGGCAATGAATTTTGGGATGAACATCAACGTTATAAACGTTTTTTGTTTAATCCTAAGATGCAAGGCAATGCCAGAACGACGACACAACAACAGTTGGTTAATATTATTAGCAGGAGAATTTTAATGATTCATATTGAAACGAAAAAGGGAAATATGCAATTTTGCAATTGTTTACCTATTCGCGGAAATATGGCATTAATTCCGGCTCATATAGTACCTGATTTTACTGCTAAGGCTATAGTAACTAAGGTAGGAGCAAATCCTAAGAGAATAGTAATTTCTCGTGATTCTTGTTATAGAATACCCAATACAGATGTCTGTGTGTGGTATGTTCCAGAATTAGGTGATCAGAGAGATCTGACAGCTTATTTTCCAGGAACTATTTCACATAAGAAACAATATGTTGGGGATGTAGTTTATAACGATCATGGCAAACCCAAAGTATTTTCGAATATTTTAGGAACACGCGGAACAAGTAAGACCACTTTAGGTGGTAAATTTGAATCGATTAATTATTATTTTCCAGATGAGACATTTCAAGGATTGTGTATGGCAACTTTTGTTGCTAAGGATAATCGTGATATGCCTTTTATTGGAGGATTCCATTTAGGTGGAAAGAAGTGTTCAGCAACCGCTGGTTTTATTACTAAGGAGCAAGTTTTGGAAGCTATTGATCAAATAGCCAAGAAACCATCTGTATTACCTTCGCATGCTGGTCAAGCATTTAATACTCAAATGGGAGATATTAATGTTGGACCATTGAAAGAACCACATAGTTTGTGTGTAACACGTAAATTAGATGGGGATGCACGTTGTCTCGTGTATGGTGCCCATAATAAACCCGCTTCTACACCAAGTTCTGAAGTTGTAGTTTCTTCTATATCAGAGAAGGTAACTGAAATTTTAGGTTTGGAGAGAAAGCACGGTAAACCTTATGCAATGCAATCGCAAGAACATAAATTAGTAGATATTGAGAATAAATCTCATACTGCTTATAAATTTGATTCGCGATTATTGGATAAGGCAGTTGTTGATTTCGATATGACATTGAAAACTAGTCTTAAAGGCAAATTACATCGCTTAGGTAAACTAAGTAATGATGTAGTATTAGCTGGGTTGGACGGTGTAGTCGGTATAAATGCTATGAATTTAAAGACTGCATGTGGATTTCCCATGGTTGGACCAAAGACTAAGTTGATTAAAGTTTCAGAGAGGAAAGTGAAAGGTATTACACGTCCTCTTGATGTCGATTCCAAAGTGCTAGTGGAAATAGCACGATTGGAAAAAGTATTATTAAATGGAGACAGAATCAACGCAGTATTTAAAGCATCACTTAAGGATGAGCCAACAAAAATTGGCAAGAAAAAAGTTAGAGTTTTTGCAGGTTGTAATATTTATTTCATCATGTTAGTGAGGAAATATTTTTTGACAATCTCTGCATTAATGCAGGAAAACAAACAAATTTTTGAGTGCGCTGTTGGATTAAATGTTGAATCACCCGAATGGACAACTATGATGAAACATGTTTATAAATTTGGGAAACATAGAACCGTCGCAGGTGATTATAAATCATTTGATGGTAGAATGTCTCCCAGAGTTATGTTGGCAAGTTTCAAAATTTTGATTAATTTGGCTGAAGAAAGTGGAAATTATGACGCAGATGATTTGACAATCATGCGTGGTATTGCCACTGAAATTTGCTCACCAACATACGATTTTTTCGGAACGTTGGTACAGTTTTATGGATCTAACCCATCTGGGCATCCGTTGACTGTAGTTACAAATTCTTTAGTCAATAGTTTATATATGCGTTATGTTTATTATAAGATAGCGGCTGAAGAAAAATGGTGGAGAGTACCATTATTCAAAGAAGTGGTAGCTTTAATGACATATGGAGATGATAATATCATGTCCGTCAAGAAAGGTTACGATGCGTATAATCATACAAACATAGCACGCGTATTAAGCGAGTGTGATATTACATATACTATGGCAGATAAAGAAGCTGAATCAGTTCCATTTATAGATGGGTCTGAGGCAGGTTTCTTAAAACACAATGCTGTTTGGGATGACGAATTACAGCTCTACAGAGCTAGAATTGAAGAATCCTCAATCAGTAAAATGTTGCATGCACATGGTCGTTCAGAAATTAATGAGCAATTACATGCCGCATGTACAATTAAGGATGCACTTGATAAGTATGCGCATTTTGGTGAGGAAATATACACTAAAAGATGCGCACAACTTAAACAAGTTGCAGAAGAATGCAATATCATTGGACTTATAGGACATTTCCCTACTTACAGGGAGCAGATCCTTAAGTACTGTGGTAAGTATTCATGGGCTGAAAACCCATATCCTCCTACTGAAAAGTAGGTGGATAAATTTTCACAATTTTGATGTTGCGTTGGTCACATGCAATAAAAACCAAAGAACCCAAGTGAGGTAGTTACGAACTTGCATATAGTATCTTCCAAACTAAATGTATGTTACGAAAACTCATTTGTCTTGAACCTCCCTCGTGGGGTACCACTATTTAGTGGAGTAGTTTGAAACTACAAACAAGAGAAGCTCTGATTCAAGTATATTGATGCGTATACTTGTTTTAATTATGTAAATAGCATTACTAGTATTAAACAATATCCAAGTGCAATGGATTCAACTATGCACAATGGGGAGTTCCAGGCCCCGTATACACTGGAAACGGCGTTGGTGCGTATTCACCAACTAGAACAAGATGTCGCACGAAAGTACGGACACAGTAGAAAACTTAAACGTAAAATTGCTGAGTTGCAATCGGAAATTAATGAATATAAAGATCCGATTTTGCCTTCTCAATCTGCTACTATGAATGTAAGCATGGCTGATGACACCGCGAAAGCGGAGATCACAACTTTTGCTGATGAATCTGCCGGTTGGAATACTACGGTACCCACCGCACCAGATGCAACATTTAATTTGGCAAATAATAATGATAGCGATTTAGGTAATTTTCTGTGCCGTCCAATTAATGTGGCAACATATCAATGGGCTATCAACACTCCGTTATACGAGACGTTGAACCCATGGACAGCTTATTTAACTAATCCTTTTATTCGGGATAAGATAGCTAATTTTGAACTTCTACGTATGAATTTACATATGAAGGTCTTGATTAGTGGGACACCATTTCATTATGGCAGAGCTTTAGTATCATACAATCCATTAAGCGGATTTGACCAAGTCACAATTGAACGTGGTCTTGGTACTACTTTAGATGCCGATTTGGTTGGAGCTTCTCAGAAGCCCCATATTTTTCTTAATCCAACTTTGAATGCTGGTGGAGTTTTAGAAATTCCTTATTTTTATAAAGAGAATTACATTCCATTAACAAAAGCGGGTATTACGGATGGTTTAGGAGAAATTGTATTTCGATCCTTTGGAAATTTGAGACATACTGACGTAGGTAACCCAGTAACCATAAATGTATATTTGTGGGCTACTGATGTTACATTAACAATGCCAACTTCCCAGGATCTTCCTGCTTTGCCTTCTCAGTCTGGAACCATGAATTCAGGCGATGAGTATGGTCAAGGAATTATCTCCAAACCAGCTTCTGCTGTTGCAAAAGCAGCAGGGATGTTAAAAAGCATACCACTTATTCGACCTTATGCACGCGCTACAGAAATAGTAGCTACCGGTGTAGGTGATGTGGCACGATTATTTGGTTATAGCAGACCAGCTGTAATCACAGATCCAGTAATTATGAAGCCAGTACCATTAGGTAATGTCGCTAATATAGATGCTGCTGATCCTGTAAACAAATTATCATTGGATTCCAAGAATGAAGTTACTGTTGACCCTAGGGTTACAGGGCTTGAAGGTAAGGATGAGATGGCAGTGCTAGACTATGTTAAGAGAGAGTCTTATTTGACTACTTTTAATTGGACTAGTGATGCCGCACCTGGTGATATGTTGTTTAATTGTCGTGTAGCTCCTGATCTTTTTAGATCTGTGAATTACACTACACCAACACTTAGGAGGGAGTTACATATGACTCCCGCATGTCATATGGCACAATTATTTAAATATTGGCAAGGTTCAATTAAATTTAGATTTCAAGTCGTTAAATCAGCTTACCATAAGGGACGTATGTTGGTGAGATATGATCCTCGTAGTTTAGGTGCTACTGTGGACTATAATACTAACTATTCTCGTGTTATTGATATAGCTGAGGCAGAGGATTTTGAGATTACCATTGGTTGGGGACAACATCAACCTTGGTTAGAGTGTGAGGAACTTGACACCTCTGTTAATTTCTCACCCACTACTAGACTGAACGAATTATTTATGCGAGCAGCCAATGGAGTTATTGAATTAGATGTTATCAACGAGCTGGTTTCTCCAAGTGCTAGTTCTGATATTTCCATTAATGTTTATGTATCTATGTGTGACGATGCTAAATTTGCCCAACCAGATGGTCAAAAGATTAAG